TTATGGTCATACATTCTTTGATGAAAGTGTACCGTTCTTTGAGCATAGAGCTAAATACGGTACAGCAGGCAGTACAACATCAGAGAAGGGTACTGACAATAAGAAGAACAATTCCTCCAAATACAATCACGAATATTATATGAAGAACAAAGATAAGTGGGAAGGTAAATACGACGAGTATAAAGAGGGCGATAAGGATTTCGATGATAGTAACTACTCAGAAAAGAATCGCCTTGGTGATACTGACTTCTACGGATTCCAGAAGGAAGATGGTTCTTGGGTAATACTTGAAGAGGACATGAAGTTTACACTCCCGAAAGGCATGACCAAACAGGAGCTCATTTCCAGACTTGAGGCTTATGATAAGGAGATCGAGCGTAAGCGTCAGAATGGCGAGAAGTGGACAACTGAAGATTGGGTTAACGGAGCCAAGAGAGCATTAAGTACCAAATCCAGTGAAAAAGAGTTCGATGTTGATGCAGCTGCTAGAGATGTAATTAGGGGTAAGTATAAGAACGGTGCAGAAAGAAAAGCAGCCCTTGGAGAAGATTACGAAATGGTTCAGAAGAGAGTTAATGAGCTCATGAAGAAAGAAAAATCAAAGAAAACTGAAACATCTTCAAGTTCATCTTCATCATCAGAAACTTCATCTGAATCTTCAGGTAAGAACCGTTCCATACAGGAAGCCTATGAGGATGAAAAAAGGCGACAGTCAGCCAAACACTCAGATGATTTAGGTTCGGTATTCGTAAGAGATTTGTATTAAGGAGGTAAATTAATGGCGTCATTAGCACACAGATTTCGTTCCGGATGGAACGCCTTTCTTGGACGAGATCCCACAAAAGAACGGCAGTATACGGGAGGCGATGTTTATGGATACACGATGCGTCCAGATGTTGTCAGGTATACTCTCAATAACCAACGATCAATTGTATCGTCTGTATATAACAGGATAGCTATTGATGTGTCACAGATTAACATTATCCATGCTAAACTGGATGATCAAAATCGCTATTCTGAAACCATTCAATCGTCGCTTAACAGATGTCTTACACTGGAAGCGAATATCGATCAAACTGGTAAAGCCTTTATACAGGATATAGTCGAGTCAATGTTTGATGAAGGCTATATTGCAGTTGTACCAACTGATACTGACGATGATCCAACAACCGAGTCTCAGAAGTGGGAAATCAACTCACTTAGAACTGGAAGGATCTTGGAGTGGTATCCTCTGGCCGTAAAGGTACACCTGTATAACGAGAGAAAAGGCAGATTTGAGGATATCATTCTTCCAAAAGATTGTGTGGCGATAATTCAGAACCCGTTCTATTCGACAATGAATGAGCCTAACTCTACACTTCAGAGACTGATTCGAACGATTAATAAGCTTGATAAGTTCAATGACATGAACACTTCAGGTAAGTTGAATATGGTAATTACGCTTCCTTATGTCACTAGATCAGAACAGCGACAAAAAGAAGCTAAACGGCGTCTTGAGAATGTTGAAGACCAGTTGGAGAACTCTCCACTTGGTATCGCATATCTCGATGCAACAGAACATATCACACAGCTTAATCGTCCAATCGAAAATAATCTCTGGGAGCAGGTTAGAGAACTTACCACAGAATTATTCAATAAGCTTGGAGTTACCCAGGCTATCTTAGACGGAACTGCCGATGAGGCAACCGTTATCAACTATTACAACAACACCATTGTTCCGATATGCTCTGCTATTGCAGACGAATTTAAGAGGAAATTCCTCTCAGATACTGCAATCACTAAGGGGCATACGATCTTCTTCTATAGAGACCCATTTAAGTTAGTACCAGTATCACAGCTTGCTGACATTGCAGATAAGTTCAGAAGAAATGAGATCATGACTTCTAACGAGCTTAGAGCTGAGATTGGTATGCTTCCTTCTGATGCCGCACAGGCTGACGATATGAGTAACCCTAACTTAAATAAGTCGAATGAACAGGTCAAGATGGATAGTGGTGCAGAAGTTCCAAAAGAAACAGAAGGAGGTAAGCCAAATGTCTAAAAAGCATTATGACTTTGCCGGTTGGGCTACTAAAGAGAACATTAGATGCTCAGATGGTAGAACGATTAGGCACGGTGCGTTTTCTGGAGATGATGGCAAGCGTGTTCCTCTTGTTTGGATGCATAATCACAAAGACGTAAACCAGGTACTCGGTCATGCAGATCTTGAGGCGAGAGATGGCGGTATGTATGCATATTGCTCATTCAATCAGACAGAAGCTGGCCAGAATGCTAAGGAGTGCGTCCAGCATGGTGACGTTGTAGCGCTTTCGATCTTTGCCAATGAGTTAAGGCAGAAAGGCGGAGACGTTATTCACGGTGCAATCAAAGAGGTTAGCGTCGTGTTAGCAGGTGCTAACAGAGGAGCCATTATCGACAATATTACTCTCGCGCATGGAGAGCTTTCTGAAGAGGAAGCAGAAATCCAGTTCGTTGGATATGACGATATCGTTATCCACAAGGACATTGAGGACGACGAGGAAGAAGATGACAACGAAGACGGAGAGAATGAAGAAGACGGTGGCGACGATAAGGAGCCGAAGAAGCCAAAGGATGATGAATCATCTGATGATGAGGAAGATTCCGAAGAAGGCGAGAAAAAGCCGATCAAGCACGCTGACGAAGAGGGGTCTGATGATGAGACTGTTCAGGATGTCTTAGACACACTCAACGACAAGCAGAAAAAGGCCGTTGCAATAATCATTGACCAGATCACATCCGGTAAGAAGTCATTGTCTCACGACGATGTTCAAAATGACGACGAAACCGTTGAAGATGTCTTCAACACATTAAACGAGAAACAGAAAAAGGTAGTCTATTACCTTTTAGGTGAGGCTGCAGAAACAAAAGGAGGTTCAGAGATGAAGCATAACGTATTTGAAGGAGCCCAGGCTAAAAACACACTTTCTCATGACGACTTCGTATCTATTATGGGAGTTGGTAAGCAGATGGGATCACTTGGAGATGCCTTTAGGCAGGCAGTAGACGAGGGTGTAATCCAGCACGATGATGGTGACTATGGTATTACTGACCTTGAGTACCTCTTCCCGGAGGCAAAGACAATCAACAACACACCTGAGTTCATCAAGAGAAACACAGAGTGGGTTGAGGGCGTAATAGGCGCTTGCCACAAGACACCTTTCAGCAGAGTAAAGACAATCTTCGCTGACATCACAGAAGATGCTGCCCGTGCAAAGGGATACATCAAAGGTAAGTACAAGAAGGAAGAGGTATTCGCTCTCTTGAAGAGAACCACATCACCTCAGACAATCTACAAGAAGCAGAAGCTTGATAAGCAGGATATCGACGATGTAATGGAGAACATGAACATCGTACCTTGGATGAAGTCCGAGATGCAGCTCATGCTCAGAGAGGAAATTGCTCGTGCAATCCTTATCGGCGATGGCAGACTTGCTGACGATGATGACAAGATCCATGAGGAGAACATCCGTCCTGTATACAACGACGAAGACCTCTTCACAGTTAAGATTCCTGTAAAAGTAGCTGCAAACGCTACAGATGATGAGATCGCTAAGGCTCTTATCAAAGCTCAGATCAAGGCTCGTAAGCAGTATAAGGGTTCAGGTTCACCTAAGTTCTACACAACTGATGAGTACATCACAGACGGTATCCTTCTTGAGAACGGTATCGGTGAGAGACTCTACAAGACTGAGGCTGAGCTGGCTACAGCTATGAGAGTTAAGGAGATCATTCCTGTTGAGGCTATGGAAGGCAAGACCATCGAGATCACAGAGAGTGGTGTTAAGAAGACATACCCTCTTATCGGTGTAACAGTTAACCTTGTCGACTACAACATCGGTACAAACGGTGGAGCTAAGACAGACTTCTTCGATGATTTCGATCTTAACTTCAACCAGATGCTCTACCTGTACGAGACAAGAATGTCTGGTGCTCTTGTTAAGCCTTACTCAGCACTCAGCTTCTACCTCGTTAAAGAGTGATAACTACGTAATAGGAGGACAAACAAATGACTAAGAAGTACATTGATGCAAAAGACAAATTTGTTGCAGCACGCTTCGTATATGCTAAGGCAGCAGATCACAAGCTTTACACAGATGAAGCTATGACAGTTCAGGCTAAGGAAGCCGATGTAACAGATGCTTTCCTTTGCGGCAAACTTGTAGTAGTTGTTGGCACAGCATTTGTAAGACCTGTAAAGGTTGATGGAAACGAAGTTGATGTTAACGGCACAACTTACGAGGCAGAGCCTGAGGCTTAAGCAGTTATTGGAGGATGATCAAAATGAAGTGGTATGGCAACATCGGATTCAAAGAAGAAATAGAAGTATCGCCTAGGGTTTGGAAACCAACTATTACTACTAAGCAGTTCTTTGGGGACGTGCTTAGAGATTCTTGGAACGAACAGCATGGCGATAAAATAAACGCCGACTTGCATATTTCTAACAGGCTTTCGGTTGTTGCAGACCAATATCTTCAGAGCAACTTCCATAAAATAGCCTATGTAGAATTTGGTGGAGCCAAGTGGATTGTGAGCAATGTCGAGAAGGATCCTGATAGACCTAGACTTGTTCTATCCCTTGGCTCTTTATATTTGGAGGAGGAAGAATGAAGACGAAAGAAGAACTCGGTGATCTTTTGGAGTCGGTGCTCGGCAATTCTAATGTCTATTTCCAGGCCCCTCCAAACACCAAAATGAAGTACCCATGTATGGTTTATAGGTTTAGTAGACCTAGTGTCGAACATGCCGACAATAAACCGTATATAGTTACCGGTCGTTGGGAAGTACACCACATGTATAAAGACCCTGAGAATGAGAAGGTTAAGGATATGCTGTTCGCAGCCCCTTATGTAACTCACGACAACAGGATTGTGCATGATGGTGTTTACAACGACTATTACACAATTTATTTCTAACGGAGGTAAAAGATTATGGCTGTTAAATTTAAAGCAGTTTGGGACCAGATCGGCGAGAAAAAGTTCGAGACTGGTGTTGATAGAGGTATGCTTTACCCTATCGCTAATGGTATTTATCCTAAGGGTGTAGTTTGGAACGGTTTCACAAACGTAAACGAATCACCTGAAGGCGGAGATGCTCAGGATTTCTATGCTGATAACATCAAATATGGCTCTCTTCGTGGTGCTGAGAACTTCAACGGCACAATCGAGTGCTACACATATCCTGATGAGTGGAAGGAATGCGACGGTAGAAAGACCCTTCTCCGTGGTGTTACTGTTGCTCAGCAGAACAGAAAGGCATTTGGTCTTTCATACAGATCTCTTATCGGAAACGATACAGACCTGCTTGATCACGGTTACACAATCCATCTCGTATACAACGCTTCTGCTTCACCTTCAGAGAAGAGCAGACAGACTGTTAACGAGTCTCCTGAAGCTCAGACATTCTCATATGAGTTCCAGACAACTCCTGTTCCTGTAACAGTAGTTCCTAACATCAAGGCAACAGCACACCTTGAGATCGACAGCACAGAGGTTACAGCTGAGCAGCTTGAAGCTATCGAGTCTATTCTCTATGGTACAGCTGGAACAATCAGTTACTCAGAGGCTTCTGTTGTATCTGGCGACAACCCTAAGCAGATGGGTCTCTATGAGAGATCTGGTTCCGCAGGCGCTTATGTATACACACTCACAGAGGACACAACTGTTGGCTCAGGGAAGACATACTACGAGAAGACAGAGACAGGCGCAGTTGAGCCTAGACTTCCTCTTCCTGACGAAGTATACACAATTCTTACTAGCCTGTAATTCAGTTTCCTACCCCTAATGGCCCGGGTTGTTGTCTATATGGCTTCAGCCTGGGCTATTTTTAATCATGCTCAAAATGAGCCTATTCGAAAGGAGATTAAACCATGTATAAGATAACAAAGAAATTTGAGGATTTTAACGGCGTTGAAAAGGAAGATGATTTCTACTTCAACCTTACAAAAGCAGAGATTTTGAAGATGGAGCTTAGCGAGGAAGGCGGTTTCGATAAGCGTCTTGAGAAACTCGTTAAGACCCAGGACATGAAAGAGGCGATCAATGTATTTGAAGGTCTTCTTCTCATGGCATACGGTGTTAAAACAGAAGACGGTCGCTTCGTAAAGAACGATGAAGTAAGAGCTAAGTTTGCTTCATCAGCAGCGTTCAGTGAGATTTACTGGGATCTTGCAACAAACCCTGAAATGGCAGATGCATTTGTTAAGGGCGTAATCCCGAATATGGACAATGCTATCCCAGCTCCTCCAATTGAACAGAAGCATTAATAAATAGAAAAGTGAGGTGATGAGAGAATGTCTACCAAAGTTGAAATAGACGGAGTCGAGATGTTCGATGAAAGAACTAGTCGTTTCATAGTGGTTAAACCCACGGTACTAACAATGGAGCATTCTCTTATCTCCATCTCTAAATGGGAATCAAAGTTCCATATCCCGTTTTTAAGAGAGGGTGATAAGACCCCCGAACAATTATTGTATTATTTCGAATGCATGACGCTCAACCAGAATGTAAATCCGGATGTCTACAAGGCCATAACTCCAGAAAAGCAAAAAGAAATACTCGATTACATTCACGATCCAATGACCGCAACATGGATTAATGATAATGGAAAGCTTGTAAAAGGTAGAAAGCGTGGTGTTGATCAGGAAATAACATCTGAGTTGGTTTATTTTTGGATGAGTCAGTACAATCTTCCACATGAATACGAAAAATGGCATTTTAATCGGCTATTAACGCTTATTCAGATTTGTAATCAGTACAATAGCCCGCAAAAGAAGATGAATAAGAATGACATCATTCGAAATAACGACGCAATTAATGCTGCTAGAAGAGCTGCTATGAAAACACGGGGGTAAATGCCTATGAGTGGTATAAGTGTTAGCACAAGTGGAAACTTTAATAAGACTTTTAAACTCTTGGAGAACATGAAAGACTTCAAGAGAAAGAAACTCATAGCAATACTTAATAAATACGGAGAAAGAGGTGTGCAATCTTTACGAGAGCATACGCCAATGGACTCCGGGGAAACAGCTAATAGCTGGTCATATGAAATCGTAGAGGAAGAAGGAAAGGCAACGTTAGTGTTTAAAAACGATGCTCAAAATGACGGTATTCCAATAGCCATTCTGATCCAATACGGTCATGGTACCGGTACAGGTGGTTATGTTCCGCCAAACGATTTCATAAATCCTGCTATGTCGCCGATTTTTAAAAAGATTGCGGATGATGCATGGAAGGAGGTGCGTGCTTTATGAGTCAGACAATTGACAATCAGATTGTAAAAATGCAATTTGACAATGCGAGTTTTGAGAAAAACGCTCAGCAGACCATGTCTACGCTGGAAAGACTCAAAGCCGCACTGAAATTCGACAAAGTTAATATGACTCCATTACAACAGGCCTTTGCTGAGACGGAAGCTACCGCCACAAAGGCAGGTTTAAGTATTAGAGACATATGGCTAAAGATGGGTAACATTATCGAAGACCAGGTAGCAACAAAGATTGTTAATGCTGGTAAGAAGATAATGAATGCCCTTTCTTTTGAGGGTATTAATGACGGTTTTAACGAGTATGAATTGAAGATGGGTTCTATTCAGACCATTATGGCAGGTACAGGAGCATCTCTTGCAACCGTTAACCATTACCTCGATGAACTGAATACCTATTCAGATAAAACCATCTATTCATTCTCAGACATGACAAACAGTATTGGTAAGTTTACTAATGCTGGTGTCAAATTAGACGATGCAGTAAACGCCATTAAGGGTATAGCCAACGAGGCAGCCGTTTCTGGTGCTAATGCAAATGAAGCTTCTAGAGCAATGTATAACTTTGCCCAGGCTTTGTCATCTGGTTATGTTAAGCTTATCGACTGGAAATCAATCGAGAACGCTAACATGGCTACAGTTGAGTTTAAAGATACACTTTTAAGAATGGGTGTAGCTTGTAAGACAGTAGCAAAAGAGTCTGATGGTATGTACAAGGTTCTTACTGAGAATAATCAGGGAAAAACCATGGACGACCTTGTAAATGGTACTAAGAACTTTAACGATTCGCTTCAGTACCAGTGGATGACAACAGACGTTCTTACAAAGACTCTTAAGATTTATGCTACTGATGTAAGAGAACTCACAGCTGCTGAAAAAGACAGATATGAAGCCGAACTTGAGGGCTTAGGTTATTCACAAGAAGAAATAATAGCCTTAGAGCAATTAGGTATTAAGGCTGCAAATTCTGCTACTGAGATTAAGACATTCACCATGCTTATAGACACTCTTAAAGAGGCAATAGGCTCTGGTTGGGCAATGTCTTGGCAATACATAATTGGTGACTTTGAACAGGCTAAAGCTATATTTACTGATATGGGTAAGGTTTTAGGCGGAGCAATAGACACCATTAGTGATGCCCGTAACAGATTACTTAAATCAGGACTACAAACTGGATGGGAAAAGTTTACAACAATGACCAATAGGGCCATCCCTGAAAGTGAAGAATACAGACAAATACTTCTTAAGACTGCAATGGCTCATGGTGTCTTAAGTAAGGAACAGGTCGTAGAGATAACCTCTACAAATGACCTTGTTAAATCTATGCATGAGCTTAAATGGGTTACCGGAGACCTATTGGTAGAATCTGTAAGTGATTATACTAAGACTCTGGAATCCATGTCTAAAGAAGAACGTGAAGCTGCTGGTGTAACGGACGATCAGCTTGCTGAGTTACAGTCACTTAATCGTTTCATGCAGGCCAATAAGGATAAGAGTAATGGATATATCGAGTCTTTAGCTAAAGGAATGAATGAACTCGGCGGTAGAGAGAACATTATTGCAGGTCTTAAAAATTTATTCCATGGTCTTATGGATGCTATTAAACCAGTTGGTGAAGCATTCAATAATGTCTTTGGAATAATGGACCCAAGAAATCTATTCAACTTCACAGTTAAGTTCAGAGAGTTTACAGAACAGATGAAAGTTAGTACAGATGCAGCTAATACAATCAGAACTGCATTTACATTAGCTTTTGGTGGAATTAAGACCGTTGTAAGTGGTGTATCCACTGCTATATCCGGAGTAACTAAGTTAGTGTTGCCACTATTCAACCTATTTGACGCCATATTTGGTCTTATAGGTAAGGTAGTTGCAGCAGTTACAGGTTCATCTGGAGCTCTTGGAGCAGCCGAGAAATTTACCAAGATTGGGGATAAGATTTCTAGCAAATACCTCGCTGCTATGCAAAAACTTGCTAACTTTATCAATAAGGTTGCAGATGCTATTAGAGGTATACCTGACGCAGCTATATTTGATAAGATACATGATGCTGTTGAAAGAGTTACAAGTAAGATTCAGGAGTTGTGGAACTCTTTTGTAAGCTTACCTGTAGTTCAACAGATGATTGCTGATTTCAATGCAGCTGTAGAGAAGGTGCAGAAGAACGTTGAGTCACTTTCTAAGAAGGTTGATGAGAACTTTAGAAAGATTAAACTCTCAACCCAGAAGTACATCAACTGGAATACAGTTAACACAGTTCTAACTGCAGTTTACACCAAAGTAAAGAACTTCATGACTCTGATGAAGCAATTTGCAGATCGTATAAAAGAGTTCTTTATAGACCTCAAAGACGGCAAGACTGTTGTCGAGTCGTTTAAGGAGAACTTTGGTGATATTATCGACAAGATCAAGGAACTAAAGAAGAACCTAGATGATTTCTTCGATAACCTCTTCTCTAAAGGGGATGAGATGGGAAAGAACTTCGATCTTGAAAAAATCGCTCAGGCTATTCATGACTTTGTTGCAAACATTTCACCAGATCAGGTTGCTTTGATAGCAGTTTCTACTGGTTTTGCTCTGATTACTCTTAACTTGTTAAGACTTTCAGATGCTATGAGAAACGCTGTAGACAGCTTCACTGGTATTGGGGTTGCGCTTAAGAATGTTATCAATTCTTATGTTAAAAAGCAGAAATCTACAATCCTACAGGTTGCAGAGGCTATCGTAATTGTGACAGCTGCTCTTTGGGTATTAACAACAGTTGCTGATAAAGACAAACTCGATAACGCCGTTGGTGCCTTAGCTATAGTAACAGCATTGCTTGTGGAACTCGTTGCAGCTTTAACTGTAGCAGGAATAGCATTAAAGCAATTTGGTGGCGAGCAGTCATTTGTAAAACTTGCATCAGGTCTGGCCATAGTTGCTGGTGCTATGTTGGTGGCTGTAATGTCACTTAAAGCCCTTGAGTATGTTAATTTGGATTGGAAGATTCTTCCCAAATTAGCTCTTGTAGCAGTCATACTCACATCTTTATCAGGTTTGGCACTGTTGCTATCCAAGCTGAAGAACTTCAGTAAGGGCTCGTTGACGCTATTAGCAGTCGCAGGGTCATTACTCGTTACTGCAACAGCGTTAGCGGAGATCTCAAGTATCCCTTCTGAAAAGCTTGAAAAGTCAATTGACACAATGCTCAAAATGATGATTGGTTTAGCAGCTTTGATGGCGGCATCAAGTCATATTGGACTGTTCTCGTCAATAGGCTTCTTATCTGTTGTTCTTATGTTCGATAAGTTGCTCCCTTCTATCGAGAAGATAG